TGACTTTGTGACTGAACCTGGGGCCGGCGGCAGCGTTACATTTTATGAATCTGATAGAAACCGAGACGTGGATTTGGTCGAACTATCAGCCCTAAAGGAGAGACGCCCTGATTTGGTTAAATCAATAGAGACCAGTGTCAGGGAAGAAGTACACAAGGAGGTAAAACACAAAATGGAACTAGAAGAGAGAGTTACAGAACTCGAAGGTCAGATAACAACGCTGACCACAGAGCGAGACGACCTCAAAACCAAGATAACTGAGGCAATAAAGGAAAAAGCAAAGGCTGAAGCACAAGCCACTATTAAAGAGGCTGTAGATAAGGCTGAGCTACCACCGGCTGCTAAGGAACGTCTTATTGAGAGGTTCAAGGATTCCGAGTCTGCTGAAGGAATAGAGGAAGCGATAAAGTCTGAGGTAGATTATATCGCCAAACTGTCTGAGGCAGGCACAGTTAAGGGCATGGGTGAATCAAAATCAGACCCAGCCAAAGACCATGAAGCTCTTAAAGAGTCCTTCAAGCGACTAGGTATGACTGATGAACAGGCTGAAACCGCCGTCGCCGGACGGTAGGCAGGTTAGGGTAAATTGCAAACCCTAATCTACAGGACAAGGTAAATTTCAAACCTTGAATCCTGATTAACTTAGGAGGTAATTAAAATGCCTTATGGAGTATACACAGCAGGAACCGCTGGAGATGAGGTTTCCAGCACCTATGAAGGTAGGCATCTGACCTTCACTGAAAGCCAGATTACTCACCCTTCACACACTGATAGTTTAGTCGACAAGGGTGACCCCGTAGTAGTCGGTGAGAACATTGTTGGTGTGGCTTTCAAAAGTGCAGCTGCGGCTACTGATTTGGTTGCTATTGATACTGAGGGTATCTGGCAGCTATCAGTTGTAGCAACTGACCAGAATGGTAACAGCGCAGTAGCAGTTGGTGATGAAATATTCATCAATCTTACCACTTGTATCCTAAGCAAGAACTATGACAAGAGCGTTTCACAGAGGTTTGGTTATGCGTTGTATGCCATTGCTGAAGGAGTAACCGATGTTATCCCGGTCAAGGTTCACTTTGACCCTGATGATGAATATGAGCAGGTTGGAGATGGTACTGTTTTCGAAGCAATAGGAACACTAGCTAATGCTCGTGAATATCGCTATCGTTCAACTGCTACCAGCGGTGATGTGCGTGGCCAATACATGGCCCTAGGCCTGAATGGTGTGGGTAGCTCAGGTGAGGCTCTTAGGGGAAGGACAATAGCAGAAGCTGTCGGAGTGTTAACTGCCCACGGTGGGCATTTCGGACTTGAATATGACACCGATGGCACAGTAACCGGGTTGGGTGTAGGATGTAGGGGAACTTTAATGGGGCCAGACAGAGCTTTAATGGGCACTATCGCAGGCGGTATGTCTGAACTATGGGCCGAGGGAGACGCAACAGACTTTGGAGCTGCGACAGTTCATTCAATTCACCGATTCGTGATGGACGGTGATGCGACTGGCTATGCTACTGCCGATAACGTATTCGAGTTTGTAAATCTAAGTGCTGTTCAATATGCAGCCAACACGGACACGCCTGCTTTCGCTCTACGATGTATCATCAATGGCAACGTTAGGTACATCATGGTTTCGGAAGCACAGTCATAAACTAAGTAAAAAAGGAGAATTAATGGATTTTTATGCTGAAGAAGAAAAACGAAAACAAAAAGCCTCAACTGAGATTGCTCAATTAGTAGATGAGTATTATCAACTGAGCCATCAAGTAGAGTTGTATCAAAAGCGAATTGCGGAGATAGACAAACTTGTGGCGGAACGTGAGGCTCGATTGTTGGGGATTGACCAATCACAGCGTAACTTCAATACCTATCTTGCCGTAAAAGAAGGTGCTGTTACTCTAGATGATATTAAGAAGGGTGTAGAAGCGGCAAAAGAATAGAAATAACACAGGAGGAAAATAACATCATGGAAATGATGAAACTAATGGAGGACTGGAAGGGGTATGTCGCTCTTAACGAAATAGATAGGGGCGAAGGCTATGAGCAGAAACTAAAGGAGACTGTTGACCTGCTCTCAAACGCTAATAACCTTCCGTCTCATAAACACGAATACCTGATAAAGGAAGCACTGACAACTTCAGACTTCCCAAAACTGTTTGGGGATGTCCTGGATAGACAGGTCTTAGCATCCTATAAGGCTGTTGACCCGGTATGGAAGGCATTTGTCAAGATGTCTACTGTAAAGGATTTCAAGGATGCCTATAGGTATGCTATTACCGGCGGAGACCAGTTGCTTGCTAAAGTAGCTGAGAAGGGCGAATACCTGGCAAGTGAGAGGAGTGAGGACAGATATACACTGAATGTGGACAAGTATGGTAAACAGTTTGACATCTCTTGGGAAGCACTAATCAACGATGATTTAGGTGCTCTCAAGGATACACCAGAACGCTTTGCTAGAGCTGCAGTAAGAACTGAGCATCGTGTTACCACTTGCTTGTATGCTTACGACCAGACTGGTGGGGCGGGTACTGCTGCTCATACCTTTGGTGGACCTCTGTACTCTACTTTTGCTGGTGAGATAAACAAGACGGCAGGTGCACTAACTATCGGCTTCTTGGAGCAGGGGCTTGAGGCTATGGCAGGATTTTTGGATGCTAATGGTGAGCCAATTCAGAACAGGGCTAAATTCCTGGTAGTACCCCCAGCCCTTGAGATGACAGCTCGCCAAATCCTGACTTCGGCCAACAAGATATATACAGGTGGAGCTGGTGGGACAGCTTGGCCGACGACCAACGTTCTCCCGCAATATGGTTTAACTTTAGTAGTTGATCCATATCTACCTATATGTAGCCTTATCAATGAGCCGACCTACCCGCTTTCTGCTAACACTGCCTGGTATCTGTTTGCCGACCCGAAGGATATAGCGGCTCTTGAAGTTGCTCACATGAGCGGACATGAACGACCAGAGATTTGCATGAAGGCAAGCGATAAGGTAACTGTTGGTGGTGGAGCAATCGGCCCAATGAGCGGCGACTTTGCTACTGATAATGTGCTTTATCGAGTCCGCCTGGTCTTTGGTGGAATTACTCAAGATTGGCGTGCTACTTACATGGGTGGAGCAACATCCAGCTAAAAGGAGCTTTCTAAACTAGGAACTTGCTAGTCGGGACGGGGGGTTAGCTCCTTTACCCCTCGTCTTGGCTAGAATAGGAGGACAATATGGCACTTATAAACACGGAAATCCTTAGAGCGATAATACCGAACATCGGACTACCAGCCAATCCAGATGGCACATATCGCATCGGTGTAGAGGATGTTAATTCAGATGAGATACTAATAGCACTTCAGGCTCTTGTTGCCGCTAGTGCTGACCCCGGTGTCTATACTACACCAACACATACCCAGCCAGTAATTGCTAATGCCACAACTGTAGCTCTTGCTGCTAATGCCAATCGACTTTATGCTTTATTTGTCAATGATGGGACTGAACCTATCTATCTGAAAATTGGAGTTGCGGCAGTAATGAATCAGGGTATACGCTTGAATGCTGCTGGTGGAAGTTATGAGATAAGTCGAAGGTCTGGCAATATGAATGTTGGAGCATTTAATGGTATCTGTGCCTCTGGAGGAATGACACTTCTTGTAACGGAGGGAGTATAAAATGAAAGGTGGATTAGATAATCCAAGTCCCAATGTTGATGTAATACTAACCACACGAGGTGATGTTCTAAGGCGTGGTGTAGCTGCCTCTGAACGACTTGCTGCGGGTGCGGCGGGAGAGGTCCTAACAATGGGTGCTAATGACCCCGCTTGGGCTGCTCCTGGTGGTGTTGCTGACCCTCATGGTGCAGCACAGCATACCGATGTAACTAGAGAACTATTTATACCTGCAGCTTGTTTCCCTAGTGAGGGGGTATCAAGTGGAGCTTTAGGAATATACGCCACAATGGATTTAAGTGATAGTGTCCTAGACAGAGGCTATTTTACAACGAAAGTTCCTGATGATTTTGTGTCTTTTTCATCTGTTAAATTAGTATGGACATGTCTTGGTGGTGGTGTAAATAATATGTACTGGAAACTTATTGCTTGGTATGCTGCTCAAGGGGAGGCTTATAACCTACATACAGATACCCCAGCTTACGGAGTCACCGCTAGTGGAGGTAATAGTCTTCTAAATGTACAAGAACCTCCAAATCCACTCACTCTAGTTAATTTAGCGATTGGCGATTACCTCGGCTTTTGTCTTTATAGGGATGCTGCTCATGCTAATGATACATTAGGTCAGACAACCTATAATCTTGGCCTACTTTTCACCTATGTAGCTAATCAATAAGGAGAAAACAATGAAAAAGTTTGTATACACAATGTTGATACTTCTCTTAGTGATATTATTAGTCTTTCCTGCTAGTGCACTGTCAAGTAATGTAGAAAGAAGTCATCCAGAATATGTAGAGTCGGGAGAGTGGTTTACAGTAGAAGTAACCTTTACCTGTCCAGAGGATGAGACGAACTCTATAGGCATTGCTGACAACTTGGAAGTCGTTGATGCTGAGATAGTTGAGTGTTCACCTTCGACATCTTATGCCCGCACAGTCTTTGACAATCCAGAAAGCCAAAGCATGGTTGAGTGCATCTGGGCTGAGAGCTTTGATGCGGGAACGGAAGTAACAGCCGTCTATGAAGTTATCATAGAGGGTGAGCCGATGGATGAGTTTGTCTTTGAAGGCTACGTTCTCTACTACGCTGGTTCTACTACTGGATATGGCGGTCGAGTCCAAATTCGTGAGGATATACCAGAGACCTCTGTGAAGATTAAACCTGATATGTCCTATGCTCTAGGCGAGGTCAACAGATGGCTACAAGGTGAAATATCAATGTCAGATGCTTTAAGTGTTATCAATGCTTGGTTATCATAAGTAAAGGAGGGAATATGGCTGACCCAAGAATATTTCCAATAGAAAGAGCAAACGATGGTCACGCTGGTGTAACAGACGCAAGTGTCATCATAGTGCCTGCAAATGACCATAGAGCCGACTTAAAGATAATTAATGATTTAGATGTCGTTGTTTATCTCGCAAGAGGTAACCCCGCCGTAGTGGGTGATGGGATAAAGCTAACACCCAACGGTGCGTTTAATATGGATACTCAGGACTTATTCCTGGGATACATTGCTGCTATCTGTGACGTTGGAGAAGATGGCTCCGTTACTATTAGCGAAGGAGAGTGGCAATAATGGGTGGCGTATTTAATCCCTATAATGACGCATCTCTATTGATTCTTATTGCACTTCTTCAAGCAGATGTTGACCTTATTGAAGAAGACGCTAATGCTATCCGAGAAGTAACAGATTCTGAGGCTATTTTAACCGAGGTCGCAGGGCAAATCACGACCACTGGTGCCGAGCAGATTCTTTACACTGAAGAAAGTCCAGCGGGAATATTCGAACCTAGATGCTGCAAGATAGACTTCACTAATCATACTGCTACGGAAACAGTTGTTATAAGAGTCAGCTATCGTATTGGCCCGGGGTTAAATCTAATCCTGCAAAGTGCAACGACCTTTGCTGGTGCTCAAGACCCCGACTTAATCAATGTAGACCTTAAACCCAACAGATACGGCTTTGGAATTACTATTGAAAAGACGGCTGGAACTAACCGAGCCTATGATTGGGAAGTTTTCTACGAGGAGGCTCCATGATACATTACGATGCTTTAGCTATAAACAGAAATATGGCATTAGACCTTCCGTTCAGAGAGGGTGTTGGAACTATCACTCACAGCTTGGCTAAGACGAAGCCTCTTGTAACTATAGTAGACGTTGGAGGTGTATGGACAACGCTTGATTCATACTTACAAGTTCTTACTCTCAATGGGGTGAATGATTATCTGTGGGCTTCGGCAGCGGATACTGGGAATTTGGATTTTACCAGTCAGGACTATAGTATTGGTGGATGGTTTTGGCTTACACCAGGGGGGGCTGATGATAAAACCCTGCTGAGCCGTTTCCTTGTAAATGTTGATGGATGGGAGTTATATCACTATACAAACGAAATTCTGACCTTAAGACACCACCACGCAAGTCAAGGTGTGGGTTTTGAACGCACCTCTTGCTACTCTCGGAACTGGGCTTTTAACAAATGGTGGTTTTTGGGCGTTAGCCGTTCAGGGGCAGGTGTTCAATTCTGGCGTGGTGATATAGACAGCTTCGGAATCATTACTACAACCTGTTCGGCTGGTGGTTTGGTTGATGCAGATAGTTGCAATCGTAACCTTCATATTGGGCGTGATGCTGCTGCGGGTTCTAATCTTTTCAATGGTATGCTCTGGCGACCCAGAGCGTGGTTTGAGAGATACATAAATGAAATCGAATGGCAACAGGTATGGGAAAAAACAGTGGAATGGTTTAGGTCATGATTGATAAAGAAGGAAAGATAGTAGATACACTCTATAATGTAGCGGTTCAAGAACACCACGAACATTCACGAAGTCGTGTCTATCCTCAAGATGTACAGGCTACAAAAACCCTAGCTGCTGCTGGCGTTGCCAATACATTCGGTAGCTGGGCAGAGATTATACCAATAACTACTGTTGACTTCTGTTATGAAGTGGTAGGTCTGGTGATAGAAGCGGCTGATGCTGCGACAACCTATCTCATTCAATTAGGGTATAGTACGGCTGGCGGGTCAGACCCCACTACGGCTCAGATTATGGGTGAAAGGCGTTTAATATTGGGTACTCCAATAGCAAAGGCAACAGAGATACTTGGTTTTTGGAGCCAGAATTGCCCTGCTAATGCCAAGCTGTGGGGCAGAATAAAGTCAGCTTCTGGAAATACTGATGAATTAGAAGTTAGCGTGGTTGTGATAAGACATATAGAGATAACTAATCCAATACCCTTACTAACTACTTGGCCGTGGTCAACATAAGGAGACTAAAAAACTAGGAGGCAAATAATGAACATTAAGGACATATTAAGCAACTTCAAATGGGATATAGGGGCTAAATTGGGAGTTGGACTGGTAAAGATGGATACCCGACTCAGGTGCAAACTTTTCCAACCAGTAACTCCAGGCGGGCTAATCATTCCTTCAGAAGAGATAAATGAGGAATACCGTCAATGGCTGATGGCTAATGACCATGAGAAATGTCCTAAGCTTTGGAGGGAAAATGAGAAAGGTAGGCGGGAGCGGAGACATCGGGTAGTAACTACAGCTTTTGTTGACTTTATAGTTGACCAACTTATAACGGAATCAGCGTTATTCGGCGACTTCAAATGGCACGAGTGTGGACTGGGTGTTGGTGCAGAGAATATAACTGATACTGCTCTGGGCGCTCCTAGCGGTATTGCAAGGGGAGACGGCACTCAGGTTGAGACAGACCATGACACCTATAAGTCGGTAGAGACCCTAACGATGGACGACACCGAGGCTATCACTGAGCATGGGCTTTTCAATGTTAATGCTGCGGGGACGCTCATGGATAGGACAAAGCATGGTGCTATCAACGTTGTCCCTGGGAATCAGATAGAGTACACCTTTGAGGTAGACTTTACTGCTGGAAGCTAAGGGGAATAAATATGCCTCCAATTGAACTGATAGAGAGGCGAACTAGAAACAGCAAGACCCATTCTCTGGGTGGGCGTAAATATGCTTGGGACGGCACTATTGGCTCTGTCCACTACAAGGACAATCCACGAGATGAGTCCGAGCAGTGGAAAGATATTGATACCACTATAGTCAATGGGAGAGTAACCAAAGCACCTTACGACCTTGATATTTACCTCACTGGTATGCCTGGCTTCCACTATAAGTCTAAGGAGTCTGGTGAGTTTGATGTCAGACTAAAGGCTGCCAGAAAAGGGGTTAAGCTAGGTGAGATAGGACGAATAGGCGGGACGGATTTACCCCCGACTATTCCTATCCCAAAGGTAGAAGGTAATCGTGTTATCTGGGAGAATATCTATCCTGATACCGATGTTATCCTTGAGGTTCAGAATACTAGAGTTAAATTACAAAGGCTGATTAAGTCAGACAAAGCACCTCTTGATTTCGATGTAGATATTCAGGAAATCAAGGGGGTAGCTAAACTTTTACCACTCAAACCTGCTAGGGATGCTAATAAGCAACCTATCAAGATGGAAGAAAAGCTCGTTGTTGGTGGCAGGAATGAGAAGTTAAAGCTAGAGGTTCTTACTGAGCTAGGGGAAATAGCCCAGCCCATAGTTTATCCCATTTTAGATGCTACAGAGGTTGATGAACAAGTTGGTGACGGGGATGATGATGCCAATAATCGTTCTGCATGCTCTTGGATTCACAGCGGGCTAGACTTTTTATATATTGGAAATGTAGCTAGCCCTGATTATCGTAATATTGGTTTGCGGTTCCAGACCGTAAATGTTCCGCAAGGGGCGACTTGTAGCAATTGTTACCTAACTTACTGGGCATACTCTGGTAGAAATTATACCGTTCCTACTCATGTTAATGGGGAAGACGAAGACGATGCCAGTAATTTTAATGGTGAAACTTGTTCTGGCATGAACAGCCGAGCACGCACTACAGCATCGGTGGCTTGGGAAATAACAGGGTTGTGGCTAATTAACACTTGGCATAACTCGCCAGATATTTCTACGGTCATTGAGGAAATAGTAGGACGGGGTGGTTGGTCAGCAAATAACGCTTTAGTAATCCTCCATGATGATGACGGGACAGCAGCGAATTCGAACCGTTATGACATTTCTGCTTATGAAGAGGCTTCAGCTGAGGCAGCCAAACTCCATATTGAATATACAGCAGGGGGACCAACAGAACAAGCCGTGGGTGAAGGTGCCTTAACACCAATAGGTAATTTGAATCTAAAGATATTCCTCGGTGTTGATATTGGAGATGGAGCAATTACACCGACTGGAACTTTGGGAGCAATTCTTAGATTCCTTCAAGGTACTGGGGACGGAGCGATTACTCCCATAGGCACATTAAGCCTGAAGATAGCTAAGGCTGTGGGAAGTGGGGTCATAACTCCTGTCGGCACTCTTGGTTTGAAAATACTCCTGGCTATAGGTTCTGGTGTCATAACTCCCGTTGGTACTTTAGCTGCTAAGTTACTTTTGGTAGTAGGCGAGGGTGCTATAATCCCTGTAGGTACTCTTAGTAGAAAGATATTTTTAGCTGTGGGGGCTGGTGCTATAACCCCCATTGGTACTTTAGCTCGGAAGATAATCCTAGCAATGGGTGCTGGTATTATAACTCCTGTCGGCACTCTGGGGCGAGCAATTAAAGCATTTAGTGTAGGCAATGGAATCGTAACACCTATCGGAGTATTGGGATTAAAAACCCTTATCAGTATTGGAGCTGGTGCAATCACCCCAGTTGGTGCTTTGGGAAGGAAAATCCTAGCCTTTAATGTGGGTCAAGGCATAATAACACCAGTAGGTACTCTTGGTAGAAAAGTGCTCCTAGCTGTGGGAAGTGGAGCCATTACGCCAATTGGGACATTAGCGACACTTCTGATAGGTATTTTTTATCAAGCTGTTGGCGGGGGAATCATCACACCAGTAGGGACATTAACAAGGCGTATTTCCGAATGTATCAGTGTTGGGATAAAGGCTACTCGTTTAGCTATAGTCCAGTTGCCTATATCTCGATTATGTAGAAGAATATGGAGGCTCTTATGAGTTTACCTTATGATATTACCACAAATGTAGGTAAGGTTCGCCTGATAATAGGCGATACGGATGCCACAGATTATGTATTCGAAGATGCGGAAATAAATTATTTCCTGACTGAGAATGCCAACAATATTAGTTTAGCGGCTGCCGATGCACTAGAGGCTTGGATGGCTAAATATGCCACCAGTCCTGATAGTGAAAAGATAGGCGACTATGCTTACACTCAAAAGATAATTGATAAGATGAATAAATTAAGGGACGAATTAAGGGCGAAGGTTGAATCAACACCCTATCTTACATACGCATCTATGGACTTATCCGGGGTAGAAGATACTACCATTGATGAGGATATAGAATGAGCTATACATCCCTGTTAATTCAAACTTGCAAGATAGAATATTTTACCGAAGGTCTTCCTGATGATTATGGCAATCCTGCCTTGGCATGGCATGACAGGTATACTGATGAAGATTGCCGTCTCGTAGCTTCTGCAGGTAGGGAAATTAAAGTAGGTGCTGAGATTGTCGTAGCCGATTATAAGCTATTCCTTGGAGACATCACTATCACAGAAAGGGATAGGATAACTATAGATGGTAATGTCTATGAGGTACTATTGGTGCAGGATTACGCTGATAGTTTGGCAAGTCACCATAAACAGTGTTGGCTGAGGATAAGTCGTTGAAGTTTAAAACAGACGTCATATTAAATCTCAAGACTAGAGAGGTAAAAGATAAGGTTAATAAGGCTACGGAGAAAGCACTGAAAGATGTGGTGGTAGATATTGCCAATGATGCTATTAAGGGTAGCCCAAAACTTACTGGTAATAATGCCCGGTCAATCAAGTATGAAGCCAAAGGGTTAGAAGGTGCTGTCTATTCTACGAGTGGTTATGGAGGCTACCTTGAAACGGGTACAGTTAAAATGGCACCCCGCCCCTATTTCAAACCAGCCTTAGATAAGAATGCCCATAAATTGCCTGCTGGCATAAAGGCAGAATTGAGATGAGTTTAGTAGATACCAATAGATTGATAAGGACTTATTTAACGACAGCATCGGTATTGGCAGACCCGCTAATCACCCTACTAGGTGGGGCTGGCTCTGAAAGGCTCTATTGCCCTCGACTTCCTGAGAATGCAACTTTACCAGCTATAAGCTACTTCTCACGTGGGGGAAGTGCCAGTGCTGAATTGCCCCACATTTTCTCCCCCAGTGTTCAGTTCGATTGCTGGGCTGATAGTCCTATTGAGGCTCGTAAGGTTTATCGTCTTTTATATGATGTATTGCAGGGCTTAGATAGTGAACCTGTCACGATAGACTTAGTTCTATATTACATAATGAAAGCAAGGGAGGAAGTTCATGGGCAAGACCTAGTGGATATTGAAATTCCGAATTACTTCCGAGTATTAACTTTCTATTCGATAACGATTAGAGATACCACCTAACGCACTAGGAGGCGATTCTAGGCGTTTTATCAATAAATCTATATAGGAGGTAACAAAGATGTCATATCAAATTATACCAGTAACAGATGCAGTAAAGGCGGGTGTATTCGATTCCGAATCAAGGGAGGTTGTATGGGATGATACGACTCATACGCAGGGACTGAGATTTGCCAATAACGGGCATGTCATTCTGATTGCGAGAAGTGAGATAGCCCCCTTGCAGGATACAGCAACCTGGTCAGTTGCACAACACCAGGGAGCGACGGGAGAATATTCAGTATTACTTGATAAAACGGGTGCGGGTGGTGATGTTTCAACTCACTTGCAATTCACTCCAACGACAACCATAACACTCAACGACCTTGCAGAAGCTATTGATGATGTAGCACCAGAATGGAGCTTCTATCATTATTCTTCGGCTGTAGTTGCCAACTTTGCACAGATAGAGTTCCGTTTCGTCCATTCTTCCCTCGTATCATTGGGGACAGACCATGGATGGCTGGAAGTAACCTGTTACCCATTGCAAGGCCATAATGGGGGAGCTGCATGGGTTAAGGAAACATTGGCAGCAGCAGACCCGTTTGGTTTTGGAGGACATACTCCCGATGGAACTTCAGTCTTTGAGTGGGGTGGAGGTCAGACATTAGCAGATTTATTGACATTGGTGAATGCTGCATGGGATACAGCAGAATCAGGGGAAGTTGCAACTGCCTATGTGCTTGATAGGATTAGAATCGAACTCTGGGAAGCTGCACCAGCAAGGTCAGCTTATATTGACACCGTTGTTATAGATGGCACAGCTTATCCAGTAGAACCTGGAATGGCGGGAGCTAAACTCCGCCATGATGCAACTGCTACAACCCTAGCTTTTGTAGATTACAGGGATAGATTTGGGCGATTTGAGGCATTGGCTCCGACAGTAGGGGCAGAGCAAAAGACAATAGTGGGGCCACTCTTGCCTGCGTTATTCAATGACCCAGATGGTTATGTTAGCTTCTTACCCAGTGTTCACCCCGCTGCAGCTACGACTCTGTTCTATTCAGCAATAAGAGTGGGCGACCCAACTTAAAAAATAATTCATAGGAGGTAACGAAATGGCAACAGCAGCGAATATAGGTTATGGAACTACATTTACATGGCATAGTGTGGTTATAGGAGAGGTGACTAGAATAGGCTCGGTAACACTTACAGTAGCTAAAGTGGATGCTACGACCCTTGCTACCGCAGATACATATAGGGAGTATATTCCAGGACTGATTGACCCAGGCGATTTAGATATTGAGGGCTGGCTTGACCCAGACGATGCTGGTCAGGTATTACTATTGGCCGACATGAATGCCAGAACAGAACAAGACTGGATTATTACTTTCCCTGTAGGAGTAAGTTCGGCAGTATGGAACGGCAAAGGTTATTGCATTGGTTTTTCAGCCGGTGATGCAACGCCTGAAGGTTTAGTGCCTTTCACATCTACAATAGCCTTGTCTGACAAACCTACCTTAACGCCATAAGAAAGAAAAAAGGAGTGAAAAATTGATAGACAAATTGGTTACGATAACTCTGGATAAGGAACGCCGCTTGCGGTTGACATTGAAGGGGATGCTTGAGTTCCAGAAGCTCACTAATATGAATCTTCTAAAGGGATTCAATCTTAGTAAGTTTTCCTTAGAAGAAACGGCTGCTTTAGTATTTGCCTGCCTGTTACATGAAGATAAGGAACTAACCTACGATGATGTTCTTTGCATGATTGATATCAGCAATCTTAGGATAGTAATAGATGCATTATCAACATGCTTGGAGCAATCAACTCCGACAACTGAGGCAAGTAACCGCCCTTTAGTAAGGAAGTCCCAACGTGGCTAGACTTATGGGCAATGGGACGATATGACTTAGGGTTGGGAGAGGAAGAATTCTGGGCATTGACTATAAAGGAATTTAATGCTCTTATAGAGAGGTACAACAACAATCAAGAGTGGCTAAATCATAGAACGGCTTTGATTTGCACTGTATTGGCTAATATGTGGCGAGGTAAGAATACTAAAACCTTTACTCCCGATGATTTCATGCCCAAAGAAAGGGCAAGACAGCAGACTCCCAAACAGATGTTAGCTACCGCAAAGGTGCTAAATGCTGCCTTTGGCGGTAAGGAGAATTAGAAATGGCAATGGATTTAGGCGATGCCAAATTAACACTAAAAGCTGAAGATAAAACAAAGACTGCTTTCGGCGAAATTGAAAAGTCTACCAATAAAATGTCTGCCAATTTCAAAAAAGCTGGCTTGGCTATAACAGCTATGGGTGTGGGACTCGCAATAGCACTTGGCAAAATGGTAACTAGCTATGCAAAGGCAGGCGATGAAGTCGCTAAGATGGCAAAGCGGACTGGTTTTGGCACTGAAGCCCTTTCTGAATTGAGACATGTAGCTGGCTTAGCTGGGACAGATTTAGGCTCTATAGAAAAAGCTGCTAAGAAAATGAGCAAGACCTTAGTAGATGCATCTGAAGGTATGACCACTTATATCAGAGCCTTTGATAGAATCGGTCTTTCAGCCGAAGAACTAATGAAGCTTTCACCTGAAGAACAATTTTGGGCGATTGCTGAAGCCATAAGCAAATTAGAAAATCAGGCTATCAAAGCAGCTACTGCCGTTGATATATTTGGGCGGGCAGGAACGATGCTCATCCCCATGCTAGATATGACGACTGAGGAATTAGCTGCCGCAAGGCAGGAAGCTCATGACCTCGGTCTCGTTTTTGATGCGGAGGCTGCTGCTGCTGCGGAAAAATTCCAAGATGCACTCTTGAGTCTAAAAGGCTCTATGACTGGGATTATGCACACAATAGCTGATGAGCTTATGCCAGTATTGACTGAGCATATTCTTAAGATTACGGAGGCTATTAAGGGAATCATAGAATGGACAAAAGAACATCCTAAATTGACAAAGGCATTAGTTGCTTTTCTTGGTGTGATGACAGCACTTACTATAACTGGTGGCCCGATGCTATTATTTATAGGCTTTCTCCCTCAAATAAAAGCAGGAATTCTAATGGTAGCAGGTGTATTAACCAAGACATTGATTCCAGCGATAATAAGAACAATGGCCTCCTTGATTGCTATGCTTGCAGCTATGGGGCCTGCAGGTTGGGCAATGATAGCTGCGGGAGTAGTAGCTGCTGGTCTTGCTATTACTGGCTTAATACAATATCTAAAAGGCGTTGGCGAGAATGCTGCCTTAATAGGAGCGGGGGAAGAATTGGGTGTACCTATTGTTGCAGGAGCTAAGGGGGGGCTGGTCACAAGACCTACCTTAGCCCTATTAGGTGAGCGAGGGCCAGAAGCCGTTGTTCCATTAGCTGGGGGAGCAGGTGCAATAAATCCACAATCAATAACTATCCATATCGGTAATTTTATGGGAGATGAATCCTCACTGAGGGCATTTAGTAGAAAGGTCAAGGAGATTATAGGGCAGGATACTCGCAGAACATCCTTTTCTGGCATCAATAGATTGGAATACTTCCCTGGGAGTAGTGCACCATGAGTATTACATATAAGGTTCATGTCGATTGGGATGCTACAGATTGGCAAGATACTCCTGATTTCTCAGAAGCCATAGATGACATTACCAGTTATATTAAAAACATTTATATCGATAGAGGGAAAAAGGTAGAACAGGGTAATATTCCAGCAGGAACTTTAGACTTAACCCTCTATAATGAAGATAAACGCTTTTCTCCGACCTATGGAGCTGGCCCGTTATTTGGGAAGATGAGACCTTGGCTACCAGTGAGAGTGAGAGCTACCGTTACTGGAGGGGCTGCTATAGACTTTTATACTGGTTTCATATCCCGGATTTCAGTTAATCCCCTTATAGATGTACAAGAGGCTTATCTTTACTGCACTGACGGCATGGATTTGCTGGCACGAAATATGATAGCCGTTGATAAAACAGAAAGGTCAATGGTAACAGATGGAGCAGCTATAGGTTATGTTTTAGACAATGCTGGTTGGCCCGCAAGCAAAAGAACCATAGATATTGATGGTGGAGCTATTGTAAATTACCCTTCGACTACGGAGTTTTAATATGTGCAGTCAACGCTATACTTATTTTGACCCAGACCCTCCAGGGGGAGCAGTGGCTTTTAATGGGGCAACTTGGTATGCAACAATATTTTATAATTATAATAAACATATTCTATCTTCTGTTAAATTGAGATTGTCTGAACTCATGGGTAATCCCAATACTATTACAGTAAGTATTAGGCTTCATGCTTTGGGAAAACCCATTGGGTCTGATTTATCAAGTGGAACGACTGATGGCAATACGCTGCCAATATCCCCCGCCACTGAATTGCGGGAAATCAATATGTCTCCTTATCAATTGAGTGGTTATACGCTATATGCTATCGTGGTTAGAGCCCCAACCGGCGTTGCAAGTGCACTTCTGTGGTGGGGTAGTCCATCAGCAGGTGAACACTATGCTAGGAGCAATGATTCTGGTGTGACTTGGACTTCCTTTGCTAACACTCAATTCCATTTTGAAGAATGGGGTGATTCTGGTAGTGGCAGTGTTGATAAATCTATAATTGGTGACAAGGTTTCACTAGAAGCAATCAGGAATCTGGAATTTGTTTATGGTGGTAGAAACTATATAAGTAAATCGGGAATCTGGGTCTACGAATCGAGGTATCACAGGAATGTCTGATTTTACTGTAGATGATACAATGGCAGAAATCCGCTACGAATTGGATGATAGAGAAATATACAATGATGTCCGCAGCGAGATCGGCATCATTGAATCCGAGACTGTGGTAGATGTAGACCCTACTTATAGCTGGAAAACCTATGCACGCAGAATGGAAGTCAGCCCACCTTTCCTTCACATAAGGCATATTACCACTACTTTGTCAAATCCTCTAAGTTGGAAATTAGGCAATCATCATGCAAAAGACCTGGATGGTAAGTCCTATTATGCCTATAATATCAAGCTGAAAAGCACCAGTGATGATAGAACTAAGGTTGTTGAGATAACGAATACGGGCAGCAAAACCATGAAAATATATTTTGAGGTTAAAGTCAAATACCAAACAGGGACAGAAGTTACACATGAAGAGCCAGTGTCCAGTACTTTATCAGTCAGGGCTACCGATGCAACCTCCATAGCCAAATATGGCAGAAGGGTAATGAATTTAACATGGACAGAAGGCACCGAAGAAGAGGAAATGCAAGCGCTGGTTGGTAATTATATAACAAAATATAAAGACCCAATAGCAAGAATATCTTGTGTAATAAAAGGTACTACTGATGTTTTGAGAACACAGATAATTACGAGGGAAATAACTGATATAATAACAGTTCTCTGCGCTAATCTCGGCCTAAGCGCCGACTGTTTTATAAATTCTATTACAATTACAGGCGACCCTATTGGAATACCAGTTTGCACATGGGGATTAGAGATTCAACGAGTCTATGAGCTTTTAACACTCTTTAGATTAGATATAAGCGAATTAGATGGGCCTCATATTTTAGGTTCATAGGAGGTGAATTATGGGTTGGACACCCGTACATACATGGCTAGCAGCAGTCTTAACTGTTGCCAAAATGAATGAGCAAGTAAGGGACAATATTGATTTCCTAAAAGAAAACATCGCACTAGAAGCCGCTGTAGAACTAACAATAAGCGGAGGGGTAGTTACAAAAACCAAGGCTTATCATACTATTACAGTTGAGGGTGGTATAGGTGCAGGTGCTGACCAATTAGATACCTGTGAAGGGGGGAGCGAAGGCGATATTTTAATACTTAAAGCTACCACAACGGGCGGTGCCGATACTGTAACTATAGCCGATGGGGTGGGGGCTGATGCGTTTATACTTGAGGGTGGAGTGAACTTTGCGATGGACCATGTGGACGATAGAATCATGTTTATCCATAATGGGACTGAGTGGGTGGAGCTTTCACGGAGTAATAATAGCTAGAGGTTAACATGCGCATCAGATGGCATCTGTGTTTATTCATAGCTCTTTGTCTTTGGCTTCTTATGTATTTCACGGCTTGCACGGCATTGAGTATATTATATCATTGGGGGTAGAATGAAAGATTTACCGGCTCTATTCAAAGCCTTTGTTATTCCGTATTTTACCTGTGCTGCCTTTTCAGGTGTAGTTTTTATGATAGCCACAGGACAAGAAGTTGATATGATATTATGGGGTGTTATGGGTGCTGGGCTAAGTAAGATGGGAATAGATTTCGGAATAGGTAAAATAAGGAGGAAATAATGCGGATTACTTTAACGGGTGGTGAAACCTATGATATTCCTGATATGTGCACTTGCTGTAGAATGTCTACTGCAGGTGAACATGAACTAAGTTGTCCATTATATCAACCCTTAATGAGAAGGGAAACATACCCCGAATTTGTAAAAAGAGGGCAAGAGGTACTGAGGAACATCAAGTTACCAGATTTGATGACTACGGAAATCCATCACACTATAATATAGGATAAAAAGAAATGGTGGCTTCAGGCGATATTTTACTTTATCGGAAAGGCAAGGGTATCATACCTGCAATCCTTCACTGGCTCATCCGAAGGCTCGACAGAGAGTATGACCAGTGGTGCCGGGAGAACGACTTTGAAATCTGGCACATGGAGCCAGTTCTACATGTCTTTCCCGATATGGCCGTTACGATGTGTGCCGATATGGGCGGTTGCCATCCGCTCTCGGTTGATTATGATTACCTCAAAGAAAACTGTAAAGCCTTTCGCTGGTTCGATAAGAAACCAGACCCCGATATGATAGAGGCTTTCATATTCTTGTTCTCTGGCAGGCCCTATGATATTACGAGCTACTTCGGAACAGCTCTAGCTCTCTTGTGGGAGAAGATTACAGGGAGGTTCTGGCGAGTAGTAGATGATGAGTATCACTGCCAAGAACTGACGGCTGCTTTCTGTCGCTTTATGGGCAAGCCACTGCTTCAAAATAACATTTATCCCACTATGGCAGCTATGATTAAGCAGCTCAAAGGAAAAGAAGTTAAGGTTTAGGAGGGCTAAGTGGATGAAGACTTCTTTGAAACATATGGTTATCCCCCTTGCTATGAAAATGGAAGGATGTATGATATGCCAGAGATAACTATCGAGCAAGTATATAGAGAAATACAACAGCTCAAAACGGTACTATTGGGTGTGCCAGGTACAGATGATATGGGATTGTATGGTCAAGTTAAAGATATGGTGAAACTTCAAAAGGAAATAAACGGCACTGTCAGGAGTACGGCTACTTGGTGTAAAGCCCTCAAGTGGGTAGTTGGACTCCTTGCTTTAGCTTTAATTGGAAGTGTAACCGCAGGACAGCTCGGACTCTGGTAATACCCCTCAGAACGTATAGGATGGATTTTAAGCCGTTTTATATAAGACTTTAGTATATTGTATTGCTCCGTGAAAACGGAGCTTCTTTTTTTGTTCCATTTTTTTGAGCACTCACTATAATGATATTCATACTCAGGTTATTGAGTTTTGTAAAACTGGTTGCCTTTCCTATTGACAAAGGCGTGGAAGTATGCTATGCTTTCAATTATGAAGATAAATGCTGAAGGGAGAACAAGGTGGGAATTCACAAATTGGACTTTAACGAGATAGGTGCGAAGTTGGATGAAGCCAAACAGGTTGTACGAGTAGACTACTTCTGCCCTATATGCCAACATAAAGTGAAATCTGTCAGTCCTCGCAAGGTTATGTTTAGTAAGAATATTGAACAAGTTAAGGCTTATATAGCCTTTTGTGCGAAGTTGCGGGCAATGTAGTAAAAAGCGATATAGAACTTTACCGGTATTGAATGATATTCCATGGGGGGAAAGGTTTGTCAAGCGAGGATAGAGCATGAAGTATGAAAGTAACACCAAGCGAGCAAGGAATGATTTGATAAAGGAATACCACGCACATCATCCTGAACTAAGTTTGAGAGAAATAGGGCAGACGTTTGGGATTAGTAAACAGCGTATCTCTAAGATACTGAAGAAGAAGAATGACGAAAATATTAGCTAAAATCTACTGTTTCTTTATGGGACAGGGGAATGATGATGATAGCAAGGATAGAACCACAGATTAACTTTGATTACTGTTCTGAATGTGGGATAAGACTAACTGGCACTCCTATGCTTATTAAAGAAAAAGTAATAGGCAAAAGGGCTAAACAACCTAATGTCGTTTGTGGGAAATGTGCAAGGAATAGGAGGTAGACAATGACTAAAACAGAACTGGAGAAACTAGACACCTTAATCACCGAGAGAATTCGTGACTTGTCTTACACAGTGAATAATCCAGCACAGTTAAAGGCACATCAAATGTCTGCCCGGGCTAGGATAGACGAGCTTGAGTGGGTAAAGGACAGGATAAAAGATGGTCACCATGTTATCAAGTAACAGGTGCAAGCATTGCGGTCATCCGTTGGGAAAGCCAGATTGGTATGGTGATATTGTATGTTTGATGTGTGGGCGTGAACACGATAAGAATGGTAACTTAATAAAACTAATCAGTGGAAGGGAAATAAATCCCAAGAGCGGGGCAAGAATTCGTCTACCAGTTAGAAAGGAGTTTTAAGATGGAAGCTAAAGACACGCTATTTCATATAAATTGGGGCGATGGTGATACCACCTTTGTTATAGCCAAAGACAAAGAAGACGCACAAAACAAAATGGGCGATGGTAAGGATATGGTTAATTATATTGTGCAACTAGACCGCCTTTATGGACTCATATTTAAGGCTGGGATAAAGGAAGTGGCAGAGTGGATAGAAAAGGATAGATACCAAGTGAATCAAAAGAATATTCCCGCACTCGGCATTATACCATTATCCCTAATACACTTAGAACGATGGCAAGCCAAACTTAGAAGCTGGGGGTTATAATGGTTACGCCTTTACCAACAGTCCAAGAGCAAGTTAAATATCTACACGAAATCAAAGGGATGACCATAAGAGATGCTATCGAAGAGGTTGAGACGATAGTGGGTAAATTACCTGAGACTATAGTTAACCAGATATATTATGAAGAGACTTTTTGGAGGTAAGTGATGGGAATAATTGAGGAGTTACGCGAGGCTGATAAAACATTAAAAATTCATAATCACTGGAAAGGCAAGTATAGAAAAGAACAAGAGAATATGGAGCGTGAAGAACACGACCAAAGGATAACCGACCATAACGAAGAACAGTTAATTGCCAA